GAAAATATAAACATACTACCCGCCCCACGTCAATACTAATAAATTAGCGTTAGGCATAGGGAAGGATATATACGGTCAGGAAAGGCCCGTGTTTATATAGTTGCAACAGTGAGAATCTTCAAGAGCTGAAGTGTGTAATAAACGAATCATATTAGCTACGATTAGTACACAAGACAGGCCTTCTTTAGGGAAGAACAAATAATGCTTAACCAACAGGTCCAATTGAATGGTTGAGGTTAAAAGAAGTAACCAGCCTTAGCTAGAGGCGGATCACTCGTGGGAGTGGGAGCGGTTAAACGCTCAAGAGGGGGAGAGGGGGGAACCGGCAGAGGAACTTCTCCACGCGCATTGAGGGCAGGTGGTGGTAGAGGACGTGAAATCATGAGAGGGGGGGAAAACAAGCCAGACACTCCGAAATCGTCACCGAGAGCATACTGGTGAGAGATAACGTTATGTCCAACGGCTCCTAAGGTGGCACCCGAAAAGACTTGAGCAGAAGGTAGCACGACCAGAGGACGTCTATAGACGACTCTATCCCAATAGGGAATAGTGACATCAATGCTCGTCATTTCCATGCCATTGGCTATGTAGGGTGAATTGTTATTCTGACTAGCCATAGTAACAGCGGGGACTGGACCATCGAATGTCAAACGATGGCGGACACCGCCTCTCATCCATTTGAAAGGAGCAAGAAGTAGGAGCATATCAGTGTTACCTTGATGAGCCAAGGCAGTATCTGAATCGGAGATATCATTTCTGAGAGTGAAACCCGTCGTCCCGATGGCTCTCACATCTGGGTTAGGAGTGAGCCTCTTACCAAGAGTGAGATAGTCATCATATTGTTCGGAATCCGCAAATCCAATAATCTGGTAATGCGAGGTTCCGTCAACAATAGGGACAGAAGTGAGGACATCATCGCGGACAGCTGACTGAGCAATAGCCGTCTTAGGAACGCGAGAACTTCGGTTTCCCACATAATGAGAGAATTGCATGTCAGAACCAGCAGAAACCCAAACAGCAATATCTACTGTTTGCAAAGCCAAAGTGGAAACGATGGGATTGATGACTTCGAGTTGGAGGACTCCAGTGGATTCAGCTGCGGTGAGGGTAGCACCAATAGCTGCGGAATCTCTCCAGAGAGAGTCAGAAACGAAAGGGACGTTCACACTGATCATAGTGTCGCCGGTGATATCAATCACACGTGACATTACGTCACCGCCTGGAGAAGTGGCTAGGCCAACTTCAACACCTGGTTGGAAGCTCAGGCGGAGGCGGGTGGAAGTGAACTTGGAAGCAAAGAAGTAGAACGTGAAATTCAATGAACCACGCCAGTAAGCGAACATAGAGGAGACCATACCAACATAAGTTGGAAGATAACCTCCATCAGTGAAAGACCACTCATTAGCAGAAACTCTCCATTGGGCAATCTTTTCTCCGGGTACAGCGGTACTATTGAAACTAGCAGTAGAGTGGAATGCAGGAGTCTGAATTAGACTAGAGATGGTTGGCTTTAGGCCAATTGTACTCAAATCAGCTTCAGTGAGAGTTTGGGCATCGGGACGAAGTGAAAGGTTAATTGAATTTGCAGTTCCATAGCCGTGGTAGGTGTCAGCGGCTTGGCCAGGGACCACAAACATGGGTGCTTGGAGTGTGTTAGGCTTATCTAAGAGCATAAGCATACCAGCAATACTTTCGACAAAAGGGACAGCTTTTTCAACTCCAGCAATGACGCTGGAGACTACATTGCCAACGCCTTCAAGAGCAGCAGAACCCTCCTCAATAATTTGGGAGAGTCCTCCTGACTTCTTGTCAGCTTCTTTAGTGTTAGTTTTATGCTTTCCTTTTCCTTTGGCTTGAGCGATGGCAATCATAGAAGTTACCTCAGGGTCAATGAAACTAGCAAAGGTAGTGACGGTGATCGGAAGAACTGATGCAGCAGCCATCTTAAGAGCGGAAAGGACAGTGAGGTTGGTCTGGCAGATAATTGACTCTCTACCATCGGCCACATAGGTGTGTGGATTGATCCATTGCATAGGCAAATCCCAAGGAATAATCATCTCAACAGTTTCGGCCGTCATCGCTGAAATGATGACGGGGTGGTTGTTGAAGTGTTGCCAATTCGTGATACTATGGACCAGAGTTTCTAGTCCTAACAGGGGATCAGGAGTGATGTGAGATCCTTTACCAGCAACGTGAGATGCTACAAGAGCACCATAGTGGTAAGGGGTAGTGTTTAGTCGGAACGAGACTTTAACACCTTTGCAACGGAAAAGATTGTAATAAGCAAGCTTATTAGCAATCTGGGGAATAAGAAACAGATCCTTAGGAAATTGCCCGGTGGATATGACACTGACGACAGCTTGTGCCTCAGTCCATACATCGGTTTCAATTTCGTAAGTTCTGCTTAGAACTGTGGATAGTTCTTGATCAGGGAGGGTAGCAGTGGAGCGCCAAAGATAATCGGTTGATTTCTCAACTTCTATCTCAATAACGGCCTCACTTTCCTCGTAGGTAGTGAGTTGAACACCAGTTTCATTACGATCGTCGTTGACTTCACGGAATGATTCGGTTGATTGTTCGGTGGTTGAAATATTTGTAGCGGAAACTGAAATTAGTTAAACCCAAAGACCAGTCAGACTTTGAGCTATAGGGGGGGTTTTGTCATGAGGATGCTGAAACAGCGTTCCACCTGCAGAGGCATGACACCTATCACACAGGATTTGTGGGTTACGTTTATAGTCCGCCGACTTTGGTGTTTAGTCACAACTAGTCAGCCAACGCTTCTTGAAATCAGCGTAAGGTTTGAATAGAACATCGAAACCAGCTTTAGCTAAATTAGCGTCAAGAATGGCTTTTTGTTCGTTGTAGACGAGTTCACCATGTAGGGATAACTCAAGAAGCATGGATTCAGTCTTAGAACGCATGCAAGTATTGACGTCTTCGCCAGCATCCCTCCAGAAATATTGCCCATCCATGATGGAGTCAATATCTCTGACGGAGTGCCAGTATTGCTCGACGAACACAAATTTTCTTTGAAGAACTTTGCACTCGTGAAGTGAAACATCAGTAATCTCAGAGTCTTTATCAGCGGAAGTCATGATGATTTGGAAAAATGCCAACATCTTGTTAGTGATGTAAACACTATCGTACCATTCATGACAACCTTGTCTTATGGTGATGACTGCGTCATCACCATAAAAGAAGGTGCGAACGTCGCAATCCCAAGCTTCCTTGGCTTCGGTGATGCTTTCAAAATTGATAGCAAAAACAAAGAAGTAATAACAACGTAAAAGTAGTGTATTGATCTCAGCAGTGAATCGATCACCGCTAGAGACCTTGCCGTGGACGTGCATAATGACGTCCTTAAAGACCCAATATTGGTCCAAGGAGCCGGCACTCCAGGCATCAAATAGTTTTGTCCACATTGCGATGGCTTTATCTTCCTTATGACAGGTAAGAACAGCTTGCTTCAACAATGCGTGAATAATACTAAGAGACTTCTTATCAGCACCAACATCCATACCGCTAATATCAAGGGCAATTGTCCTTGAAATATCACAGTTGTTAGAAGTTAAGTACTCATAGAGGTAGTGGGACTGCATGCCTGTGAGGTCTATACCAGGGCCAAACCAAAAATTCTCAGAATTTTTAGTTAAGGCACTAAATAGATCAGCAAGCAGTTGGTCTCCTAGGAGGTGGTAATTGAGATCGCCAGGCATATAAAGCCTAGCTTTCTTGGCAGCCACCTTGGAGATGGGTAGCAGTTCGTCTTTCCATGAAAGATTTGAAATTTTAGGCTGGACTCGGCCAGCGTGCATCTCAAGAATGAATTCGTCATACCTGTCAGAGTATGATGATTCCATTTGAACTACATCGTTTTCATCCTTATAAAGACAGGGTGATTTGCCTGTTCCGGGGAACTGTTTGGAAAGGATGAGACCTTTACCAGCCTTTAGATTGACTCCACTGGTATCCCAGTAAGGGGAACCATTAAGAGCATCTTCGACAGTGCCTAAAGCCTGCGCAGTTTTGGCAGAAGCTGCGATCAGGTCGGGCATGAGAGAAGCACTGGTCTCACCAAAGAACATGGGAGTCCTAGTGATTCTAGAGAATTTGACAACGTGTTTTTCTGTTGCTTTCTCAAGATCGAAATCGGCTAGGGCCGGGATCTTTAAAGGTTCACCAGGGATGCCGGTTGGTTTAAACCGACATTTGACAGTGGAAGAAGATTTGAATTTTGATTTAATGTAACCAATAGGCCTGGTCATGGGGAAGGAGAAGATATCCTCGCCTGATTGCAGAGGCTTACCAACAAATTTATCAATTATTTCAGAATTAGCTGAAACATTGGGGTCTGATTCAAATAGGGCAAGAATCCATTCTTGATAGACAATTGCGCATACGGGGCTGCCAGAGAGCGCAGCAATGTGTATGCCAATAATCTTGCGGGGGCACGATGGTTGAAGAGCGAACCAAGGCTCGGAGCAATTTCCTTTCTTGGATACACCTTCTCCAACAAGAGTGGAGATAGAGTCAGTGTAGGTGACTTTCGAATCAAATTCAGTCTTAACAATAAGTGTCTCAGTTCGAAGTTTTGCACGACGCACGTGGCGAACTTCGTACTCTGGACCATCCTTATTGTCTGATCGCGAACTAATGACACAATCATATTGTCCATTAGCAGCGTAGTCTTTACCCATTCGGAATTTATGAGCTAAATTCCTAGTAGGTATGCCCAATTGAAGGGCAATAGCTTCGCTTCTACGATCATTGTAGCCAAAGTTCACATAGTGAACGTCTTTGACGTTAATGACTTTGACGAAACCACGCTTCATCAAAGCGAAGGATTCATGAATTCGTAGTAATTCCCATTCATGACGGGAAGAGAGAAACCAACCCTTGCCGATACCTAAAGTTTTAACTTTAGTAGTACCATCCAAGGAAACCATCTCAAACTGATTATGCATAGCAACGCTTAAGCGTTGTGCATCAGACTGAATGTCACCGGATTGACCGGCAGCAATGGTAAATTTAGGGTCTATCTTGGCTTTGACTTTTACGTCATTTTCATCCTTATTGTAAGGAGCAGCCTCAGAAGTACCCATAAATCTCTCAACAAGTTTCTTGGTTAAGATGAAACCAACAACTAATCCAACCACATTAAGAACGCCTTCTATGTGTTTGGATGCGACTCTGCGATAAGCACGGGTTTTAAATCCGATAACCATCAAGCACAGTCTTAGGAACATACCAACGAGCATGTTACCAAATTTGCCGACTGTGTTATTAAACACAATCATCAGAAGAGTAAATAAATACCCTATTATGCCGTAAGTGGCGGCAAAATACCAAGTTCCAAAGAAGGTCATGGCTCCTGACAGGAGATTAAACCAAAAAGGTAAAGAATCAACATCGAGAAAATAACCTAGGGTGTGGTCAAAGAAATTGAAAACACCCTTGTCATAGACTTCAAGAGAGTAGTCTTTGATCTTAAGGAAAATGTTGTCCCACCCATTTACAGATGGAGGGGGGGGTTTGTTGGAAGGGGGTGGTTTTTGAGGAGAAGGAACCTTCGGGATAGAAGGAGGAATGTGGGAAGCAGGGTCTGAAGAAGAACCAGGAGTAATCACTGGGTCTTGAAGAACTTCAGCAGTGTAAAAGAAATCATCTTCATCGATGGAATCTTCATTAGGATCGATCTTGACTTGGGAGTCAGCAATCAAATGAAGGACAGAATCGCGAAGGACATAGGCATCAGAACCACAAATTACGTGGTATGATGAAACTGGGGGTTCAGTGGAATTATCAACAAATTGGGTGAATGTGTTCTTAAAAAGATCACAGAAAACCTTCTTCGTCTTTCCATTGGCCATTTTACGGGCGATGTTGACTACATCCAAAGGATCAAAAGAAGTATTATCTTCAATCTCAGCAAGGACATGTCGTTTTCCAGCTGTGGTCAGATTGTAGCCAATATTCTTAAAATAAAGGCGCCAATCATGAACCTTATCACTTTCGAAAGCTGCTTTACGCAGGATCGGAGAACCAGAACTAAGTTCCGAGATCTCGATGGGTTCGATCTCATAGTCAAGGTAACCTAAAGGATGGGCTACCTTGTTAATGTTTTCATTGATTCTGGTTAGGAGTAAACCCAATAGTTGCTCAAAAGAGCACTCAAAGGATTTACTTGATCCAAACCAGGAATCAATAGTGAATGAAAGGATCTCATCAACCTCCTTAGGACTAGTGAAGAAAGCAGCATCGCTAACAATGCGAGCTTTAGCCTCCTCATAAGTCAAGTGAGATTTGTGAGTGACCACGATGTTACAGAATCTGCGTGTAAAAGCAGAGACATCGGTGATACCTAGCATAGTGCCAGGATTTATAGGTAAATTCATTGTAGTTTGAACTATCCAAGGAGCAGGGAAAACGTTAGCTTTTTGCTCTAATTCGGAAAGTTCTGGTACAAATGAATTAGGGGAAATTAATTGGATGACTTCTACGGCTTGTAAACCGCGAGTCATAGCATCAGCAGCTTGGAAAATATCATCATAATGAATTGATCCAACATCTGTTTTGACGCCTTCCATTCTCTCACCCTGGGGGCGAGAGTAGATTTTTGAAATAATTTCTTCCTGGGTTGCACCAGGTAAAAGATGTTTCAATAGGAGATGAGAAGTCATGTTCATAATACCAGTCTTGAAAAGACCGGGTTTAGAAGACCAACTAATTCCTACAGGCTCATGCCTGCGGGTAGTTTGATCCAATAAAGCGTAAGCTTTACGAACATTGGCTCTCAACCAATTAATAGGGGTACGAATAACACCAGAATGGACTCGGGAAGCGAGCCATTCACTCTGGCGTTGAGCGACAGAGCTATCCTCATACTGATCAGCTAACAAGTTAGAATTGACGAGTAAGGTGGCCCAACTAACTGTTCGTTCAGTTAGTTTGGCTCCGGAGAGGATGTGGTAGTTAGAGAGAATTTGTTTAGAAAGAGCCTCGCGAATTTCATGTTCGGGAGTTATTCCAAGGACATATTTCTGGATAAGGTCAGAAAATAATCCATAACAAGTTTCAATAAATGTGGAGAGAGAGGTGAGATCACGGATGAAACCGGTGGCTGAGTGCAAACGAGTAGCAAAAGATTGGATCAGGGAAGATCCAAAAGTTATGCCATTTGTTGCAGCAATAGCTACGGTTAAACCTGAAAAGGTTTCTGTGAGATCGGAACCAAGCGATTGAGCAGTTGCGTGCTCAGCATGGTCGAGTTCAAATTCATCCAAACCGGTGACTATAACACCTGCTCGGGACAGAAGGGAGAAAAAGCAATTCGCTACATCATAAGCGTAAGAAATGCCGATCTTGAAAACATGAGAACATAGAGTAAGTGCTACTCCAAACAAGCCAGTCCATGTCTTACAGGCGGCGAAACCGGCAAGAACAGAACCAACTAAACGCATGGATTCTTCTGTGGTAGAAGTTTTGAAGGCTTCGAGAAGCCTTCCAGTAATCTCTTTGAAAGGTAATGCCTGGGCATCAGCAGCAATTTCAAAGTAGATTTGTTCCTTCCTGTGACGATTCTTCATAGAACGCAAGAGTTGAGCTTGTTTTCTAGTAAGAGTGGCCAAATGGTCAGAGTCAAATTTAAGAAGTTGGTACACCTCTTTTTCTTCTTGGGTAAGAATCAAGTGAGACATAAAGCGTACTTCTTGATGTATAAATTTGCGATCTCTGGTAAGGAGGGGTACAGGTTTGAAATTGTTCGTAGATACGAATTCGGAGTGGACATAAGAAACTCTCTTAAAGCCGGTGCAGGCTTTGTGAGGGTAATTCTTTTTAACAAGGCGTCGATGATCACTCATAATGTGAGGATCGCGGGTTTTAAAACCGCAGGGACAAATGTGGGCATGAGCTGGACGATCGTGATCGAGTCCAACATGCCTAAACATTGAAGAAAGGGACGGGTGTTTGTACACACAAAATGGGCAAGAAAACTTATTGGTGGGAGTGCGGGGAACAGCAACAATAGTTTTCTTTCTGAGAAGATTATAGACTTGGCGGGGGACAAGGTCAATGGGAATATCTAACCAGAATTTTGAGTGGGAGAAATCGGGAAATGTAGAGCGCAGGGCGCACACAAAGTAAGTAGCATTTTCGTGAATGAGGTAGTAATCACCACACCAGTAGTGTGGGATATTACTCCCATTGCGAAATTGAGGAGTGATGCTGACGGTATTCTTTTCGCTGGAAGCTAGAAGAAATTTGTCGCCAGAAATGTTACGAGCGCTAGGGCTAGTAAGGTCAATCAAAAGA